GCGCCTTCCGCCAATCCAGGAAGTTATCGCGGTTGCTCTTGGTGTCGGCTACTCGCATCTCTATGGAAAACTCCAAATCCTTCCTGAGCTGCTCGATCAGCTTTTCCTGCGCCGCTATCGTCTCTTTCGCCACTGCAAGCTCTCGTACTGTTCCGGCAGGATCAGCATCGGTGCTGACTTCGTGCAGGAGGGAGAGAAGTTGCTTATAGTCGGCAATGTGGACGTACATGCCCATAACATCACCAACCATCCCCCCTTGACCTCCGTCATATCTCTCTACCTTCTCCGGATCAAAGCTCATTGCGTCACCAGCCCATGCTCGAAGTATTCGTCTACAAGCTCATCCAGAAGTTGTCGATAATGTTCATGTACAGCTGGCGTCAAATGGTTGTAGTCGGTTGGGAAGCCTTTGGCCTCCTGGATTCGCTCCAGCCTTCTACGTATAGCCGCCATCAATGGATCTCTGTCTTCGCTCATCACTCACCCCTCAACTCTTCCCTGAGCCATCGCTCTGCCTGTTGTCTGCTGCAAGTTATTAGGTCACCGGCCAGAGTTCCATATCCGATGCGCCACACGCCTTCAGGGGCAAGATATCGAACCGCCGAGAATCCGCGCCTGCGCTTCTCTTCGGATAGGGAAATCATTTAGAAGCTCTCCGTCGGCGAACCTGAATGGATATGGCCGCCACAAGAGCGAACGGTAACCCAAGAAACATATACCGAGGTTCAATCTTTATAGATCCCATCAGCATCAACCCCATTGCCACGGAGATTAGACCTAGCTCAACCGCTTCTATTTTGCTCACGCTACACGCTCCTTTGCGACCTTGGACCAAGCTTCCCGATTTCTTTCCTGATTGCACTTATGGCAGGCGGCCACCATGTTGCTTCTTTTGTCGTATCCTCCGTCAACCAGCCGGATCACATGCTCCAATGTGGCTCTGCGCTCCGGGCAATCTCCAAACCTAAGCCCACAGTAGAAACACTTGAATCGCTGCTTCTTCACTAGCTCATCGCGATAAGATCTCTGGTTTTTCCTCTTCTTCATCTCTATACCTTATGGTGGCAGTCAACCTTACCGATGAGCAGGTAGCGCGGCTGAAGTGAGGTCATGAGCGTCCACCAGGTATAAGTTCATCTAGGCAACGGCAATCGCGGATAATTTGCATGATTCGCGCATCGGTTGGCGGTTCTCCCCGTCTGAGCAGGATTCCAACCACAGCGTTGATTAATTGCTGTCCGCTCATTTCTTCATCTCGGCATTTTGCTTGCCGCATGAACACTCGGCAGGCGTGACGCACTCGCAATCAGGAAATCCCCATTTGCTCTCTATGTACGCGCACATCTCTGAGAAGAGTTCCAGCTTTGGTCCCTCACCCGCATTCTTGGCAAATTGCAGCCTTTCCATTGTCAGCATTGTTGATCTCCTTTTCTTTCTTTTTGGGCCTCTTCTATCCACTGCGAGGCGATTGACTGGATGTTTTCTGCGCCGTTTCTCTCTAAGAGAAGTTCGAGCGCCCTATGTGTATCCCTTAGCTTCTCTTCCAACTCAGCGAGCCTATCTTCAGCTTTCTCTGCGCGAATCACTTGATTCATAATTGCCCTTGAAGACGCATGCAGTGCTTTACCTAGATACCGCTCGTTCCTGCCCAGAGATCCTATTACTACGACTTCACCGAGGATTTTCCCGCACTCCTTTAGCTGTTGCTCCAGGGCATCGATCTTCGCTTGCTGCGCGTTCCAAGCGGCCTCAAACCCTGAATCAAATGCCGATCCCTGACCTGCATCGCTGGAGAAGCCAGAAGAGTTCCACCATTTCTGATTGGCTGCATCCCTAGCTGCCTCAAAGCTCTCTTGTGCCTCAGCTTGTGGAACGGGCTTGGGTTCAGCTTCGGCTAGAATTCTTCCAACTGCGCGACCAACTCTGTATGCCTGATCAACCTCATCCCCCTGCGTTGTGGCGGTAGATGCGTGAACCGGATGGTCTTTTTTATGTCCGCACAGGCAGCGGACATATACCTTTCCTGCCCACTTCCTAGGCTCGAACTTGTGGCCCTCGATCTCCTGCCCCGTTGTGGCGGTAGATGCGGGGGCGCTATGCTTAGACTTTTCGTGACCGCAATCATGACACCAGCCGCAGTCACATCCGTAGGTTTCATACTTAGCGCACGGATGATCATGATTGAACGGGTTCTTCACTGCAACTTGCTCCGTTGTGTCGATAGGGGATGGGGTGGGAACATATGTAACTACTGGTGAGGTCGTATCGATGTGGGCTGGCTTAGGGGGAGTGGCTTTCCTAGATAAATAAGCTAGATGCTCATTCACCTCTTCAGACGACATTTTATTGCGCTCTGTCATATCCCTACTCTCCCTTTACCGCTTTGATATTTAGTCGAAGGTTGTTTATCTCGTCATATTTACCGCAATAGGTGCAATTGCCATCCGAGTCGAACCAATGGCCGTTGTGATTCCGAGGACATGGTTCCTCTTCATAGGAAACCAATTCCTTTTGAAGCGACCCCAGCAACTCCTTCAGCTTTTGCTCACGCAGCAGGGATGCCTTTAGCTGGCGCTCTCTAACGGCGATATGCAATTCCCGCTGATAGTCTCCCAACGGATCGGAAGAACGAGGATCATCGTTTACCTTTTGCGTGGCAATTGCCCTATCGATGTCCGTTATATCCAGCAGCGGCAACCCATCCCCGGCCTCGACCTTGGCAGGAATCAGCTCTTTCAGCTTGGCGGCGGCCTCTAGCGCCTTTTTCATTTCCTGCTGATGTATCCACTCGCGAGATCCAACCCAAACTTCTATCTTCTCCCCCTCTTTGGGGGCAGGCTCAGTGGGGGCAGGTAGCTTTCTGGCAGCTTCAATGTGTCGCTTATAGTGATTGGTTCCCGGGAAAGCGTCTCTTAGGTCGAATACACATTGCTCGCCAACCCGAGCATTACAGGTGGGGCATGGGACTGTGTATATGTTCTGCTCACTGATATCGCTCATTCTCTTTGTCCTCTTCTGCTGCTGGGGGTTCCCTACTTACCGCTCTTCATCAACTTATCCAGCGCATCGGCTAGTGTGTAGCAATCCGATATTGACGTACGGTCTGGAAGCAGCAAATCAACCTGAGTGCTCATGTCCTTGCAATTCACGCGCACGATTAGATTTCCTTCGGGACTGCGCTCTTGTTGGATACGCGGCTGAGCTGGTTTACTGGCAGAACATCCAGCGATGGCTAAAAGAGCTATGAGTACCATCTGTTTCATCATCTTTGTTTTCTCCCTTGTCTCTCCACATAAGCTGCAATTCCTCTTCCGTTACCTAGCCAAATATGCGAATAGCGAAGTAGTTGATCATCAGGTGAAGCGTGTTGTCAGCAGCTATAAGAAGCCACACGGCAAGCCATGCCGGTACGTCGCTGGGGTACCCGGTTCCTGAACAGTCGGACCACGCCGGAGGTTTAGGAGATAGGCAATTCTTCGCATATACGACATATCGGGCCAAGCGATAGCGATCTATAAAAAAGTGAGTTACCAATATGACCAGCCACGCGTTTACGGATGCAACGAAATAGAACGGTACAGAGTAAATGAATGAGTGGATCCACGCAGGCCAAAAAGCTTTCGTCTTGTTCTGCGCCATCCAATGGGATTGCGTAACGTAGTCGCCGAATAAATGCAGAATCAACTGAATCATTGAATAACCTTTCTCTCACTCCAAAACTCTTCCAACTGCTCATCTGTTACGTTGGGTCATGCGTCAATCCGCTTGAAGGTGATAGCCCATAGCCATGGGTTGGCGTCCCATGAACCGTCGCCGTTGATGCAGTCCCATAGCTTTTTGAAAGATGGCTTGTATAGTCCTCTTTCTGCCTGAAAAGGTATCCTCTCTTCGACACCTTCGGCGGCGGCATCCTCTTCGCTGATCTCCTGCAACCGCTGCACGCGCACATCGGTTAACTCAAGCGTGATGCGCGAGGCCCAACGAGGCATATGGATTGATGGCTTCCACTTAGCGCCGTTGAGTAGGTGACCACCATCAGCGGCATAAACCGCTTGATCTGGTCCTTCGGTAGTTCCCGCTGAAGAGTACGTATTGCATCGCCAACTGTAGAACGTCTCCCGCACCCACAGCCGGTCTCCTGGCTTGCTATAGGGGCAATGCCTAAGAATCGTGGAGCTTGACGGATAACGATCCAGAGCATATATTCCATCCTTCCATCGATAGATCTTTCCCTGACCCTCTCCATCAATCCAGAGCGGCTGAGGTTTGACTATCCGCCGCGTCTGCGTCTTTCTACCCTCAAGGATCGCCCTCACCATCGGGGCGCCAAACAATATCGGTCTCTCTTTCATGCTCGACTCACTTTCCATATACCGGCAGCTATGCCTATTGCTAAAAGGGCTAATGTAGAAGGCTCGGGAGTAGGGGCTATTGGCGTTACAGGTGGAGCAGCATGTCCGCTATTACCGCCGCTTCCATAAGCACCACCCCAGCCAGCAAACCAACCAGGAAAACCGGAATTGGGTCCATATTGCTGATCAACCACCGGACTTCTTTCAGTAGTTTCATAAGTCGGGTATTCCTCCTCTTGAATCATTTGTTGCGGCGTCTCGGCTGCAAAATCCATTCCATCCCCAGCTTTCGGAATAGCCACGGCCAGAACAGGCTGCCCAGCCACCAACCCAGAGCCATCGATCCCAGAAGCCCCAACCAATCCTTCATCTCGTGTGCCACACATCACCTCCAAAGCCTTTCTCGCTCGCTCTTTCATCCTTGCCGTCTGCGCGCTCATGTCGCGGTCGAGATGATGCTTCACCACATACGCCGGGTGCGCATGGTTCCACGCCTGGATCGCCTTCACCCTGCGAGCCCAGACCTCTTTGAGGTCCACATGGCAGGTCTCAGATACGGCTATCACTGCAGGCATGCCGAGGGAGACAGAGAGGAGGCAGAGTGAGACGGAGCGCTTCACTTGGCCTCCAGCAAAGTTCGCAAGTCGCTAGTGGTGGCTTGAGCGGCTGACCCCATCTCCGCGCATGAACGCAGATGAGCAGAGGCAAGCATTACTCTATCGACACGGTGAAGGTCCAGTAAGCCAACGCCCTCTCGATACAGCGCTAACTGCGCATCCTGCACATCAGATTTAGTGATCCGATCAATGATTGCGGCGGCTCTCAACATGGTGGCCTTGAAGGTTTGTTTCATTACCAACTCTTCCGCTGGAGATAGTGCTTTCTCTTTCACTTCAGCCTCCACACGCGCACGTAGCGGCCCCGGTTCGACACTCGTTTGCTCGGTACGAAATGGCCCGTAAACTCCCAGTTGTCCGACTTGAAGACTGAGCCAGCAGCGTTGCCTAGATCCTCACTTGATAGGCCGATGGCCTCAAGGAAGGGCTGGTAATCATCCGCCGTAACGCAGCGATCGGCTCGGCCGCGGGCGATCAGTTCAAGCTGGGCACGGACCTTGTTGATGAGGTCATTGCGGCTTGCCGAGGCTTGCGCTATCCCTGCTTCTTTCAGTTCGAGGCCGGCGAAGAGATCGAGAGTCACGCTGCCTCCAATCGAAGCTGGAACTGACTTGCCTTCTCCGGCTGCTTCAGCTCCCCCTGTTTGGCAGTCTCTTGGTAGGTGCATGACTCGCACTCCCACACATACTGCCCATTGCGGTAGCACAATATCTCGTTATGGTTGGGATGGTGTCTCACTGGCTTATGTCTCCTTGCGCAAAGTTGTCGAATGCGGCGGACCATTGATCGATTGGTGGGGCTTGCTCCAGGTACTCCGAATTCTTAGGAAGAACCCATTGGCCAAGCTCGCGAACTCCCTTTTCAACTTCCTCGTTGAATCGGTAGACCTCGTCTTCCATGCGCTTGATAATCTCTTCGTCGCGCTGTAGCCGGATTACCCAGGGCTTGAACCGAGGGTGGTAGGAGACAAAGTCTGCCCATTCGCGCTCGCAGCAGAGCATGTTCCAATACATCTGCGGCCTGTGCTCCTCTGGGACCACGCCATCCTGCATCCACTCGCAATGGGTCGTGATGCGTCCACACTTGATCTCAATAAGACCGTCGCTGTTGACCAGACCATCGGGGCTACTCGCAGCGAAATCCCACTCCGGATGCAGTACAAGGCCAACCCGATCCACCATCACATCTCGCTCTACCTCATAGGCAGCTCGGGCGTAAGGCTCTAACTCTGTACCTCGGTCCATGTCTGCGGAAACGAAGTGATCTGATGCAAGTCCGGTTAGGCGCTCGGTGATGAGCTCAAGGCGGTACTTAGCCCTTGCCGCAGACTCACCTTCTTTTCGCTTGAGGACCGCACAGGCGTCTGAGACTCTTGAGGCGGTCACCTTGCCAACCCGGTGAGCTAACCATTCCGCACTGCCTTGCTCTACGTTGACGACGCGCATTAGTAAGCCACCTTTACATTGGGGATCTGGCCTTTAGCGATAGCAGTGATAGCCTTTCGGGCATCATCATTTGATAAGCCAGCAGCTACCAGGGCCTGCAGGGCGGTATTGTTCACCTCAGCCCTATGCGCTTTGTCTTTCTCCCGCGCCTTCGCCTCTTCCTCCACGCGGCGCTTCTCATTGGCCACACGCTGGCGCTCGGCTTCGATAGCGGCTTGCTTCTCCCGCGCATGACGCTCTTCGGCAGCGATACGATCCGCCTCGGCCTTGCGGGCCTTCATCTCTGCGGCTTCTTTTGCGATGATCACGTCGTGCTCACGCTGGCGCGCTTCACGCTCTAAACGTGCTTCTCGCTCAGCAGCTTCTCGTGCAGCCTGCTCCTCCCGAGCCTTAGCCTCGCGCTCTGCGCGCTCCTTAGCTTCGCGGGCGATACGCTCCTCGCGGTCCCGCTGTTCACGCTCAGCCGCCTCAGCACGTAGGCGAGCTAGCTCAGCGGCTTGCTCCTCGCGTACCTTGATGCGCTCCATGATGTCTTTGGTTCGCAGTATCTCGGCATCGATAACCTGCTTAGCTCTAGCACCGAACTCTTGCCAATCTCGTGAGGCGTAAGTAGCCTGCAGGAATTGCAGGCGGAATTCGATCTCCTGCGAAGTCTCCGTGGCTCCATACATCGAGCTTTCCGGGATCTCGGCTATCGCTTTCTCGTGCGCGGCTACTCGCTCTTTCTCGGCATTCTCCCAATCCGTGAGGGGCTTGCGCACTTCGGCCTGCAGCGATTCGAATTCGTTCCAGACGCGCCGGCCTTCGGCATCTATCACCGCCAAACGCTTTTTCTCGTCGGCAACCAAGGCTTTACGCTGGTCGTCGATGAATGTCTTGCTTCGTGCGATCTTGTAGGAGAGTGAGGCAAGCTCCTTGCGATTGCCGGGGGTGGATATGTCCAGCTTCGCGGCCTGGTCCAATGCCTCAGTCCGGATCTTCCCGATAATCGGGTCGATGACCTCTGGTTTGAATAGGTCAATCGGTGCGAGTTTTTCAATAACTGCAAGTTCGGTAGACATTACCTAGCTTCCTTTCCATAGAGCTCTGCCTTCTTCAGGTCCTTGGCTTTGATAAATGCTTGCATCGCGGCCTTATCTCCTAGGTCCTGCGCGATTTTGTAGCCTGCACTGAAGGTCTTCTGCAGGATGGGGAGGGAGTCTGCAGCTTCGATAAGACCCATCACGCGGTCATAGTCTCCGGTTTCCATCTCTGGCTTTTCGCCAGACCCATTGCCGTCGTCATCCACGTTTCCTTCTGTACTAGCCAAGCCGGTGGCTAACTCGAAAGTGGTGATCTTGGCATAGGTGATCGAAGACTTTACCTGCTGGAGAGGGTTCTTAGCTCCCGAAGTGTCTTTTTGTACGGTCATCCATTTCGTGACGCCTTTATGGCCTAGAGCATGGGTGATTGTGTATCCGACGCGGATGTCGGCGCCGCCCTGATCTAGGTCCCACTCCCCGCTCAGGCCGTACTTTCCTAGAATCGGCGTCACCGTGTTCACCAGGTTGCCGATGGATGTATAGCGAGATCCGTATTGCTTATTCTCTTTGTCCTTAGAGATAAAGATGGCTTCCTTCTTGAAGTCGGCCATCGCCTGAACGTAGGCCTTCTCAGCCTGTTTAGCCTCCCACTGGAACTGCATCTCCATGAGTCGCTGCATTCGGTCAAGGTCGGCATTCTGCGACATAGCCATCTGCAGAAGCATCATTGGAGTTACTTGCGGAGCGGGTACATCTTTGGCTCCTTCAAGGGCTACGGAGTCCTTCAGTTGTTGATCCAGTACGGTACTCACTTAGCGCCTCCAGGGGTTCAAGTTGTCGTTGAGGTAAATGCAGCCGATTACTACGAGAGAGAGCAAGGCAGGAGCGAAGAAGAGAATCATTGGTCGTAACCTTTCTGGCGGTCAGCATGGGCAGCTACTCGTGCCAGTGACCAGAAGAAGAAGATGGAAGCCGCATAGAGGACTGCGGCGCTGACGGTGATGAAGATTCCGCTTAGGTAGCTGATCTGAATGCCGAAGAGAGTCATGCTGCCACCTCGTCAGGATCTGGCTGTATAAATCCAGCATTGACATCTTCTAGAGCTCGCTTGAATGCATCTCGCTTGCTTAGCCCAAAGGCGCAGATATAGTTGCCAGCGAACACCGTGTATCTTGTCATCTGTGCTCCCGCAGGTTCGGTAGTGACTCTTGCATGCGGAAATCTCCTGCGAAACTCTCGCTCAAACTTGCTCATGCTGCTGCCTTCCTTTCCTCTTCCGCGTTGCATCGGCATTCGCTCTCTGACTTGAAACAAAGCATGCAGTCGTAAACCTCAAGGCCGTCGTCTTCTGGATCGTCCGAGGCATTTGTATTGGCGAGGTCGTACTGATACTCCAGATAGTCAAGGGATGGGCCGATCATGCTGCCACCTGCTTCTTCTCCGCTCGTGCGATGGCGCGGGTGATGTGAAGGCGGGCGCTATAGAGCTCGGCCTCAAGGTCCTCGTCCTGCCGGTCGGCAATGTGGGAATCGATCAATTTCTGGATTACCTCAAGGGCTGATGGCAGAAGGTAGCGGGGAAGCTTCGGGGTGAATGTTGGTTCAGGCATTACAGGTCTCCTTTTGCAGGAATTTTTTTGCGGGACACAGTTAGGCCAATTTCCGTAACAACTAAATTGCGGAACTTGCCGGGGGCCTGATCAAGAAGAGACTTCTGAATCAGCCGAGAAATCGTATGCCGTATAGTCGACTTTGAGCGCCGTGATAGCTTAGCGACTTCATCGAAGGTGGGTGAGGCTCTATGCCGATTCACATAGTTGCGAATGGCGCGTAAAACCTGCATTTCCGCCTCAGAAATGGTTACTATGCCGTTCACTTTTGCTCTTGTCTTCCTCATAGAAAGTAACTATGAGGCATGCACACACCTGTGTCAAGAACAATTCTTGATAAACCAAGAGATTCTTATGCACACAAGAAATTCACCCTAAGAGAAGGAAACCTCAAGAATAATGTTGAAAGTCGACTTACCCGGTGTTACTGTTCAGATTCCATGACCACGAAGGCAACTGTTCGAAGAAGGAATAATCAACTCCAGGCGCCATTGCGCTCGGAGAATACCTTTGAAAACTCAGTTGATTTTTGCTTTGGCTATCGTTCTTGGTCTTGGTTGTTTCGCTGTCGCAAAGCCTTCCGCTCAACACGCAAGCCTTACGACGACAAACGATGGAGTTCCGGTCCCGATGTGCAATCCCACCCAAGACAACTGCAACGCGGCAGGCGGACCGCGATAGGCAGCGGCCTCCAATGGAGGCCATGTGCTATCTAATTGGTGGATTACAGCGCTATCGACTATAGAGATCTGCGCGCTCTGCGCGGCGTTGATTGCAATGTCGCGCAGGCCTATAGTTCTTTATCGGTGGCCTTCTTTGTTTGCATCGCTTTTATTGGAATGCAGCAGGGACATCATTCTGATGAGCTGGCTCTCGAGGCCGGGCCACTATAAGTCTTACTTTTGGGTTTACTGGGTCACGCAGGTGATACGGGCGATGTTGCGGCTATGGATCATAGGCGACATCATGCGTTCTTTTCAGGGAATAGATTTTCTTCCATCGAAGATATATCTATTTGTCGGGGTAGCCGGCGCCACGATGGGACTGGCTTCCGCTTATTACTGCTTTCATTCTCCGGGGAAGCTGCCGGAGCAATGGATCAACTTGGCATTCATGCTCAATCAGTGCGTCAATGTTGGATGGTCGACGTTCTGCATTGCTATCTTGGCAGCTATAAAACTAATCAACCTTGGCTGGAACCCATCAGGGGCTAAGGTGACAGTTGCTATTGTTATGCGCATCGTGGGCGATCTTTTGGTGGGGGAGATGTTTACTTCTCACTTCAGAATCATCCGCGTTTTGGGCAATTGCTTCGATTCGATTATGACGATCGGAGTATGCCTTATGCTGACTTGGTTATTCATCAACCCTTTGGCTGATGATCGGAGCAGGGTCGAAGATCCTGCCTCGGAAATGGTTAGACGAAGCGCAGCCATGTTGCTCGCCTTCGGAAAAAAGAGAGAGGGCTAAAGCCGACGATGAGAGACATAATCATCGCGTTATCAGCAATACTTGTTTTAAAACTTCTGCCACAGAAAAAAGACTTCATGCTGACCTGCGAAGAGATGAGCTTGCGAGCACCAAAAGGGCACTATGAAGATCTCTGCGAATACGGGACGGGAGGGTCCAAGTTTGACGACCCATCCTTCTGGATCGCGTCGGACGGCGTTCATGGGCTCAGAGATCGAATGGCCGTCTCGTACTTTTATCTGCGACTCGTTCAGAATCACCGCAAGCTTAGGACAATCGACCTATCAGACAGCTATGACATATGGTCGAAACTGATTAGGCAGCTTTTCTATAGCATTCTGGCATTGCCAGAAGCAGCACTGGGCCATCTCTACCACACTCATTACCGAGCAGCGCGCAAATCCGTAGCGCTCTATTGCGAATTGCTTATTCGGGCCAACACGCTGTGTTTCTCTGCATCTAATCGCTTGTGTCCCATAAATACCCCTGAGTTGTTGTAATATCAGGACTAAATCTATGCCTAGCTACTCCAAAAGCACCCCAGACCTGCTCAAAAAGCGGCTGAGGGAGCTATATGAAGAACTGGCTTTGACATCTCCCCAGGTCATGCAGGAAATTCGCCTTATCGAAGGCCTTTTGAAGGCCACAGGCGAAGACTCTAGCCAGCCCTACGCCAGCATCACATCCCCCTGGGATGCGATCGATACCTGCTTGACTTTGCGCGGTGACTGGAAGATGACTAAGGTGCAAATTATGGAAGAGATCTTGAACGGTGGATATCTTGCGTCCAAGCCCAAAGCATCCCGCGGTCTGCTCAATGACAGCCTCAACTACCACATCAAAAAAGGCTACCTCACGATGAAGGGTGAGCTCATTGGGCGCAACCCTAAGAAGAATTCTTGACTAATCAAGAATTCTTCTTGACATGATGTCTGAAGTAACCTAAGTTTGTCTCTGCACACAGTTGTGTGTTAGAGACAAATGGCCCATTCCCGTAAAAACCCCGAAGCAATCAAGCGATATCCAGACGGTCGCATCCGATGCCGCACAAAGACGGCGTGGGAGAAGATACGCAAGATCGTGTTCGACCGTGAGGAGGGGTTGTGCGAGGGCTGCATGACTTGGGCACCCCTGCACAACACCGAGGATGCGTTTGCCGGTCACGCACACCACATCAACGGACGCAAGGAAGGGAACGATCATCCTGACGTCCTGAAGTGGCTCTGCGGTAGGTGCCATTCCAAGGCACACATTCCCGACAAAGTGGTGCCGGCCAAGCCCAAGTATTCACTCCCATCAAGCGAGGTGGCGTGATGGGAAGAATACGCACAATAAAGCCGGAGTTCCCGCAGTCCGAATCCATCGGTAGGCTCTCGCGGGATGCGCGGCTTCTTTTCATTCAACTCTGGACGATTGTCGATGATTCGGGTGTTTCTCGCGGAGCCTCGCGAATCCTCGCGAGCCTTCTTTACCCGTTCGATGACGACGCGGTAAGCGGTATCGAGGCATGGATCGAAGAACTGGAAAGGGAAGGGATGGTGGTCCGTTATCAATCTGAGGGAACCACCTACATACAAATTATGAACTGGTTGAAACATCAGAAGATAGACAAGCCAAGTCCTTCTAGACTTCCTCAATTCGCGAGCCCTCGCGAGGATTCGCGAAAGGTAGCGGCTGTACCTAGGACCATGGACCTAGGACCGATACCACCTAAATCCGCCTGTGAGGCGGACGAGTTGAAAAAGTTCGAATCTGGATTGAAAAAGTTCGGTGGTGAAGGATCTGCGTCGCTCCATGTTTTCGCCGAAGAATTGCTCGCTGACGGAGGTTGGGAGGTTGTGCGGGAATACCCCGTAGCTGATCGTGGCGATGGGAGGAGAGGCAAGGTCGATCTCGTGGCGACTAAGAAGTTCCCGGACGGATCTCTGTCCTGGGCGATAGAGCTTGATTGGAAAACTCCCCGCGAAAAATCCCTTCACAAGCTTCAGCAGATCGACGCCACACGCATCGTGGTTCTGCGCGAAGGCCAAGCTGATTCCAAGGTGCCCAATGGTTTCTGTCTGATAAATATCAAGCCCGCCTTGGGTCAGCAAAGCATCCAGAAAATCCAACCAGGATTGTCGCCTCCCACACCACACCATGCATACCAGGAATCGGCAGAGACGCTAGGCTTCTGCGCGCAGTGCGGTTTCAGCAAGGATCACGAATCACACAGGGAGGCAGCATGATTCCAATTGGGAAAGTTTTACAGCGCGCCCGCGAATTGCAGGGCTTGAGCAGACCGCAGATGGCCGATCTCATCGGCGTAATTCGCCAGCAGGTTTACAAAGTCGAGGCCGGACATGCGAGCCCCAGTTTGGCCACGATTGAGAAGTTCTCCAACGCCCTTGGCATACCGGTCTGGCAGCTCATCAAGATCGCCCAAAAAGAAGAGTGGTTATCCCGCAAGCGCAGAGAGAAGTTTCTCTCGAAGGAGGCGGCGTGATGGGCAGACCGAGAAGTCCGGAAAGGGCAGAGCTGATGAAGAATTACTCGCTATCCAAGTCACAGCTTCACCGACTGAGCGGGAAGAAACTGGAGCAATTGAACGCATGTCAGAACGATGCGGCGAGGCGGCTGCTGCTAGGTGTTGGCAGAAAGAAGGCGGCATGAGGCGAGGCTATCAAGACGACTGCGGTTGCATCTACTGCAAGGGCATTCGTCGTGACCGCGAACAGGACCGCAAGGAAGCTGAGCAATTCGAAATCGATAAACCAGCACTGGTTCGGATCGTGACGGAATGGAGGAAACGCCATGAAGCATAAGAAGCCGCGCTACAGCCTTGTGGACTGCGATTGGTGCAGCACAGGCCTGGTTGAGCAGTGCGAGAAGTGCGGCGGCTCGGGCAGCATCCCGGTTGTGGAGAGGAAGACGTGGTGATCTACGGATCTGTATGCAGCGGTATCGAAGCCGCAACTGTGGCATGGCATCCCCTAGGAATGAAGCCGGCTTTTTTCGCTGAGGTGGATAAATTCCCGTCTGCTGTCCTGAAACACCACTATGCTGGCGTCCCGAACGCTGGTGACTTCACTGCCATTGGAGCGAACGACTATGAGCCAATCGACCTTCTGGTCGGAGGAACACCTTGCCAAGATTTCAGCGTCGCCGGTCTCAGAGCAGGAATGGACGGCAAGCGTGGTCAACTCACAATCGAGTTCGCTCGACTTGCTGGCAGGCTCCGGCCTAGATGGCTGGTATGGGAGAACGTCCCCGGCGTCCTGTCAATTGATGGCGGACGAGCTTTTGGCCTGTTTCTCGGACAGTTGGGGAAACTCGGGTATGGGTTCGCCTACAGGGTTCTTGACGCTCAGCACTTCGGAGTTCCACAGCGGCGCCGTCGCGTCTTCGTTGTCGGACATCTTGGAGACTGGCGACGTGCCGCAGCGGTACTTTTTGAGCGCCACAGCCTGTCGGGGAATCCTGCGCCGCGCAGAGAAAAGGGGCAAGTCGCTCCCACACTCCCTTCGCGCCGCTCTGGAGGCGGTGGCCTCGGCGGAGACTTCGACTATGACGGTGGGCTCATTGCCAGTACTGGAGACATCGCTCACTGCTTGAACGCTGGTGGTATGGGGCGTCAGGATTACGAGACCGAGACTCTCATAGCCCAAACTCTCACCAGCGGAGGAACTGGAGCGCGTGGCCATCTTGATCCAGTAAATACCACGCTGCTGCCGGTGGCCTTCGACTGCAAGCGCGGAGGTGAATCTGGAGAGGTATCGCCAACCCTACGCAGCATGAGCCACGACGGAAGCCATGCGAACGCCGGTGGGCAGGTGGCAGTGGCATTCGATACCACCCAGATAACAGCACCCATATGCAGGAGTCAGCCCGCAGAGGGAAAGCCTTGCCACACTCTTTCTTCGCAGGCTCATCCTCCTGCAATCTTCGGGAGCATGGCGGTGCGCCGCCTAACTCCCCGCGAATGTGAACGCCTACAAGGCTTCCCAGACGACTACACGAAGATCAGCGACAAGACAGCCGATGGACCGCGCTACAAGGCTCTAGGAAACAGCATGGCTGTGCCGGTCATGCGATGGATAGGTGAACGCATACAGATGGCGGAGGCAGCATGACCCCAGAAGGCGAGCTCAAGGCCGAGGTGAACGAGTACCTGAGAGATTCGGGCCGCTTCTTTCTTCGCATGCAGAGCGGCCGCGTCAAGGTGAAGAGGGGGGTTATGCATCTCTGCCCAGAAGGAACTGCTGATTACCTAGTTTGCTGCCCAGACCCGCGCTGGATCGAGTTGAAGGCGCCCGGAGCAAAGACCAAGAAGGAGCGAGCAGAGAAACAGCAAGAATTCGCGGATAGGGTCATAGCCCTCGGCCACAAGCACCTGACGGCGGAGACGTTGGATGAAGTGATTGATTTTGTGAAGTAACTGCCTTGGAGGGAACACATGAGATGCACCGAATGCAATTCGATCGCGCTTAGGTTAGGGACAAGGGGCCGAGCATACTGCGGAGCTCATGAAAACAAGGCATGGGAACAGGCCAAGGAAGACGGGGCTCATAAGTCGAGGATGGCAGACATTCGATCGGCTGAAGAGAGAGACAACTTCTTCCATGAGCGAATGCTGAGGGCCGTATGACAGTACCGATCGGGCTCGCGCTAAGGGCAGCAAGGAAATCTCGCAAGATGACTCAGGCGGAACTTGCCAAAAGGTCAGGCGTCGACCGCACTTACATTTCTCAGATCGAGAACGGAAGATTTACTCCTCGTCTTGAGCGCGTGGAAGAGCTATCAACGGCCATGAAACTGAGCATTTCTCAGATTTTCCTTCAGGCGGAACTGATAGCCGAGACAAATGTTGTCCCCCACAATCCTTCTGCATAATTCGTTAGGCGCTGCACCGATGATGATGCATCATGCACACGAGCACATAGTGTGCAGTAGTGAGAATTAGGCATATTCGAGGAGAATCAGCTAAGGGCCGGTCTCCTCGGTTTTTTCGCCCGGCAACGCGCATGGCCGATAAGCGCGATAACTGTATGAACAATAGATTTCCTGTCTTCAATATCACGCAAGGTCACAATGTTCGTTACAAACAGGCACTCAAGTCTATTGAGGCCTGCTCGTGCGCCTGGGTGGTAGAAGGCGAGTCTGTCCGCGATCTCACCCTTGCTGAAGCAATCCAAGCTCGCAATGTGCAAGCCAAGATGCGTGACCCGTTGCCCTATGCTGAGTTGTTTGGGCTTCGCTTCGAAGGTAAGGAAGAGGGCAAGCGGGAGCGCAACATGCTGGTCTGGGAAGCAACCCAGTTTGTCTCAGAGAAATTGGAGGCGGCATGACGACTTGGACCAAGGCTATTACCAATTGGAAGTCGACACTCTCAGGCCTTCTCACGGTCACGCTCGCCACTTCGACTGCTCTGTTGACGATTCCGGCAGTTCAGAACCACGTCAAGGCTGTGGGATGGCTGATGGGGGTGCAGGCTGTGGTCAAGGTTTGGGTGTCCCTCATCCAGGTAGATGCCGGCACCGCGCTCGCCAAGGTTCCAGGAGAGTCCGAGCCTGTTGCAGTCCCATCCCATGAAGTTCCAGATAATCCATCGGCGAAGCCGGTGACAGGAGAAAATTAATGAACTTCCTCAAGTCTCTCGGACACATCGTTCTCAAGGTCATCACCTTTGGCGCTTACGCTGCCAAGGACGCCGCCCCGATCCTCGCTCTCATCTTTGGGCCTGCATTCTCGGCTCTGGTGACTGGCACAGCAACCGCCATCATCACGGCTGAGGCTACTGGCGCTGCCGCTGCACAGGCCGGAGCTGATGCAGGAGCCAACGGTGCGCAGAAGGCCGCTCTGGTTATTGCTTCAATCGAGCCCCTCGCTCTGCAGTATGCCAAGACGCTTGGTGTACCGAATCCCACACAGGCCCAGCTTCAGGGATGGACAGATGGCTTTGTGGCTGCGTTCAATGCCCTCGGCCTTGATCTGAGCAAATACACGGAAGTTCCGGTGCCTGCCGCGGACGCACCAAAGGCATAAGCATTTGTCCCGGGCCAAGGTTCACGACGTCATTTTGTTGAGTCTTCGAGTAGTGATCCTCGCGCTTTGTATGTTCACCCTGTTTGGCGGTCATTATCCTCCCGTAGTCGCCCAGTCATCTGTGATGACAGTTGAAGACGCCGTGCAAGACACAAACATCAAGGCGCTGAATGAGCACATATCGTCGACTGACGAGAGAATGCAAAAACAGTGGGAGACGATGAACAAACTTTCGACGGATATGGCAGGGATTCAGGGGGAAGAGAGACTAATCGGAATCCTGCTCGGTTCGGGCATGAGCATCAGCATCTTCTTACAGGTAAAGAAACGCTCCTCATGAGCAGCCTGGAGAGATTCATCCGTCAGGATATCTTTCACATCTGCGCGTTCATCACGATCAACGCCTTTGTTGCCAATTTCTTACCTGACGCGAACAAGCTTAGAAATTACCCGCGGATTCGCTATGCCTATGAGGTTCTAGTCGATGTCATCGCGGGCTTCAGCCTCAATTGGAGGACTTCTCTGCCAAGCTTGGACGCCCAATTTTTGGGCTTCAAGAGAACCGCAAAGCATATCTTCCGAAACTGGCAGCAGACCCGTATAGACAAGAAAGTATTGTGACACCGAGCCGATGATCAAACTTGGTATCTACATGACCCTCGTGAACGCGGCATTGGCCTACCTAATCATCAAACAACAGGAGAAGAACATGGCATCGACACGCGACCAGCTTGACGCAAAGATCACCGAAGTAGGAACCCGCTTGGCCAATGTGATTGCAGATCTTCAGGCCAAGATTGACGCCGGCTCCCAGCCTGAGGACTTCCAGGCTGAGGTAGACAAGCTTCAGGCGGTAGTGGACGCTCTGAACACAGCTGACCCAGACCAGACCAACAACGAAACCCCGGCGGCCCCGAGCTCGACCGTAGTCTAGTGATTGAGATGAGCGCTCTCGAATCCTTAGTGGCCTTCGTTGTCATTATGGGTGCGGTGGCGCTCATCTTCGCGCTTGGCTACAAGTTGGGCGCAGACAGCAAGGCCCGCATGAGAGATGCACGCGGAAGATTTATCAAGAGAGAGCAGTGAAAGCCAAGGTCTACTGCTTCGGTCATGGATGGGCTTTCGAATACCCTTCTGGCCAAGCCAGATACGTGGGCCGCTGGGAAGAGATCTGGCCGATTTTTGATGAGTGGATGAGACGAGTTGAGATAAATGCATGCCTTGATAATTACCGGGCTCGCATGGGAACAGAAGCACAGACTAAGGGGATGGCATAGTGGCAGGCGGTAGACCGAGCAGTTTTAGACCGGAGTTCGTGGAGCAAGCGGCAAAGCTGGCTAAACTCGGCGCGACTGACATACAAATGGCTGATTTCTTTGGTGTTAGCGAGCAGACCCTAAATGCGTGGAAGAACAGCAACCCAAAGTTTCTTGAGTCCCTAAAGGCCGGCAAAGAGGAATCGGACCAGAGAGTAGAGCATTCGCTATATCGGCGCGCTCTTGGTTACGAGCATGACGCGGTAAAGATCTTCTGCTCGAAAGACGGTGAGGTCACGCAAGTTCCTTATCGAGAGATTGTTCCGCCTGACACAACTGCCTGCATTTTCTGGTTGAAGAACCGCAAGCGTACTGAGTGGAGAGACAAGTACGAACATACGGGCGAGGACGGCGGCCCAATTTCATTCACAGTGACCCGAGCGGGTTCAAAGGAGCGATAGATGGCAGACGAGACGCAGTACAACGATGGTGGTGAGCAGTTGAATGCAAATGGCCTGCCGGAAGGCTCCGCTTCTGTTACGGGTGGATACGATGGCGCCGAGGTAGGGCAGGGCTCAGTCCCCGCAAGCACTGCGGCCCCACAGGATGTTGTAGTGAAGGGAACGCCGGTCGAAGCCAACAAGGTGCCTGAACATCTGGACTTCGCGTCCTCTCGCATCCCTTACCACACAGCAACGACTGAGAAGATCGCTCGCGAACGTGCCGAAGCCCTGAAGGATGAACCGGTGAAGGAGTATCACTACGAAATGAATGGCTATGTGGTGGAAGAGGTCGAAGGCCCGAACCCGCAGGCGACGAAGGTTGAGGATGCGAACAAGCTCTGGAAGGTCACGCAGGGCGACTTCGAGCAGTACTTCAACAATCAGCGCGCAGCTGAGATCTTTGCCAACACGCACTCGCCTCAGTTTGCGGCGAATTCGACGGTGAAGAACAGCACAGCCGTTCAGGATCTGCCGAAGACCTAAAAGCTGGCATACTCTCCGAAGTGCTTTGTAGCAGACGAGCAATAAGCAGCATGGGCCTCTTCCTTAGTTGAAAACGTTCCTAGATGAATCAGGCGCTTGTTCACGCGGATAGAGGCCTTGAACTTTCCACCATATGCCAGGGTTACGCCCTTCAAACCTGAAGCAGCTCGGCTCTGAACCTTACGGTTCATGGCATTCTGAGCGAAGGTGACGGGCCGAAGATTGCAACGGCGGTTGTCCATTGGATTACGGTTGATGTGGTCAACCATTCCGCCGATGAGAAATCGCTGCATTCGTACAACAGGATGCTTTCCGTCTTTAGGAATGTGCGTGCCGACATAGAAAGATCCCTTATCTTTCATGGTAGCCCAGTTCATCGCTTGGAGAGCTTCGGCATCTTCCCGATTGACTAAAGCAAACATGCCGCGTGTCAAAGGTATGTAGGCGATCGAGGCCGAGATTGGAATGATTGCTTGACGCGGGCTGTAGGGACCTGTGGCGTTACCGAGTTTTCTTGGCATAACGTAAGTGTACATTAATTATATCGCCTTGATCCACAATGAATAGCATTCATCTGCAACCCAAACAGGCCCAACTTCTGGACTTGGTAGAGAACTCGCCTGCTACGCGGATCGGAGTGGGCGGCGGTAGAGGAGCAGCAAAGTCAGCGGGCGCTGATCGAGTAGCACTTGCTTTGATGATGGAGCGGCCAGGATTCGTCGGCTGCATCTTCATGCGGAACTATGACCAAGTCCGCAAGTACCACATCGAAGCTATCCTCAGGGACTATCCAGTGCTTGAGGGGTATTTGAAGAAGTCGGATTCCAAGCTCAAGATTCCTGTGGGCGATGGATTCTCTGAGTTGGATTTCAGTTACGCTGAATCGCTCGAGGATGTGAAGCGGCGGTTCCGATCAGCTAATTACGATCTCATCATCGTTGATCAGGCGGAACAGCTGACTTGGGAAGAGCTGAGTGAGATGGGATTGGCTGCACGTTCCAAGCGGACGACGGCCAAAGTCGTTCACCTGTTTAACATGGGCGGCATCGGGATCCAGGAGTTGCGGAACCGATATGGCCCAGTCAAGAAGTTCAACGACAACGAGCGACCAGAGGCGTACCGGTTCCTGCATGTCTATCCGTGGGACAACGTTGAGTGGGCTCGACAAGCATTAGAGTCTGAAAGGCTGACCGAAGACGACTACTACTCGTGGTCAGACTCGCAGCGGTTCGATTACTTTACGCAGAACACCGAGTACGGCCGGACGCTGAACGCTCTGGATGATTCAGTAAGGGCCAGAGATCTATTGGGCTCATGGGAATCGCTCGAAGGCGCTTACTTTGGCCGAGTGTTCGATTACAAGGCCACGCTGAAGTCGTCTGAAGTTTGTGAGGGCATCATTCGGCCCTGGGATTCGCGTTGGCTGTCGACTGACTGGGGCAAGACGCACTACTGCTCGACGCATTGGCATGGCAAGACGACGCTGACGCCGAGCGAGGTAAAACATTGGTTGGGATGGGATGTCCCTCGATCGCTGACGGTGGTTTCGACCTACCGTAGGCTGATCGTGAATGAGTTTACAAGCTCGCAAGTGGCAGCCGAGTTGATTTCGCGCACGCCAAAGCATGAGCGAGAGAGGCTGAAGCGGTATCCGTTCTCCCCTGAGCAGTTCGGTGAGAGAGATTCTGAAGATACAGTGCCGATCATCATCGGCCGTGAGTTAGGGAAATACGGTCTGCCTTGGCCCGAGCGCGCAGACAACAGCCGCAAACCTGGCTGGCAGTTGATGTATGAGTTGCTGAACAACACAAGGATTTGGGCAACGCCTCCCGAATTGAGAACAAAGGAGATGGAGGCAGAGGCCGGCGACACGGTCTGGATCATCTCTTCGGAGTGTCCCGAGGCGCTAGAGACGATTCCAGTACTGATGCGGAATGAGAAGGACCTCGACGACGTGGTGAAGACAGATAAGGGCATGGCCGTGCTGGCCATGGACGTTGCCGATGACCTGAGGTATGGGTTGCAGTCGATGTTGGGCGCCGGACGTAAGCCAGACAAGGTTGTGCATGGTGAGAAGCAGATGGCGCGGCTTCAGCATGGAGATTACCAGACGGCTTACATGGCTGAGCTGAGTTTTAGAGCGCAACAGAGCGGGCCTGAGTTTTCAGTAAGCGGGAGACGGCGACGATGAGCGAAGCTAGTGTGTTTTGGTTTGTAGCGGGCGCAGTTCTCGGACTGGCGATAGGCGTTATCTGCATGTACCTCGACCGTTTTGGTCGAGAGAGGTTGAGAAAGCTAGAAGTAAGCAGTGAGATCGAGCCAGTGTCCCGAGGCAAAGCGGTCATAGCCAGAGTGGATGCGGAAACGAAAACTGTATATCTGACCGCACAGCCTCCACCCAACGACTTTGCAGTAAACGGCCCTCCCCGCCGCAAACCCTGGGTTGTTCGCAAGCGTGAGCTTGAGGAAGCAGCCCGCACAAAGCGCAAGAAGATCGAATCCTTTTCGGAGTATGTATGAATCAAGTCGCGTTAATAGATAGTGCGGTACGCATCGCGGAAGTTCTAAACAACGTTCCGATCGAAGATCGTTACTACGTTGCCGAGATCGCAGCAAAACTGAGCGAACGGAATCAGGCAATACGGGCGCGAGAGGAGGCAGAGCGCGAATATCAGAACTATGCCACAACTGCAAATGCGATAAACGCCGACATGGCCTTGAAGCAGCAGCAATGCGCCACCAACTCAGGTGGAAGATTGGGGAGCCAAATTGGGCAAGCTATTCGGAGCTAAAGCGATGATGAAAGAGCCGGTGCTGGACGACAAGAAGAAGCCAGCCTTCTTGAAGAAGGCAGGAGCTAAGGCTATGCCTAAGGGCTCGAGCATGCTCAAGAGGCTGACCGGCAAGTGATAGGCGCTTTGGCTTGTGTCTTTGGTGTCGAAGGGAACTATATGACGGTGAAGAATGCGCACGTCTTCTACGAGGGCATGAAGGTTGCTATCGTCCGTGACTTGGACACGATGAAGCCCATCGCCGAGACGGAGATTCGCAAGGTCTACCCTAACCGGCGAACCCTGCAGTTGCGTGCATGGCCCAAGGCTGATATTCGCCCCGGCGATCTACTGTTGGTGACTGAGTGAACGAAGTAGACGAGCTGCCCGAGATCGATACGGAGGAGACTGAAGACGAGGAGCTTGGCACTCTCGCCGATGACGAAGAGCTCCAGAAGCGCATCATCTCCAAGATCATCGAGCACAACGCCAAGGGTAAGGCCAACCGCATGGCTGAAGTTCAGCTGGCGCGTGATCAAAGGCTTTATTTCAGAGACATTCAACAGATCTGGTGGGACGAGGACGCGGAGAACATCACGTTTGAGTCGCCGGACAATGATGCGCCGAACGATCGCGTGTTCAACATCTACCAGCCTTACGGCAAGATCTTTATCTCCACCTTCATGGGGGCAAGACCTAAAGTAAGGGCTGAAGCCGATGATCCGTTCGATTCGACCAGCGTAAGGAACACGGCGAAGGCGCAGACTTACGAACGCGTCTACCGCAAGTTCAACGACACGCCGACGCAGCAGATGGAAACAGCGCGCCTGATGTGGACTGATAGCCGGATCGTTACCCGGACGGTCAAGCGGGACGACGGCAAGATCATCACCGAGTTCTGGGGCACGCTCGAAAGCCGAGTTCAGATCACTGCGAAGTATGACATTGAAGTCCCGCTGAAGAACAATGCTCTGATCGAGCTTGAGGACGAGTTTCCGACCGTCCAGATAAAGCGGGAGTACGACAAGGCCCGCAATAAGATTAACAGCGGCAACGGTGACAGCTACGAGCGCAACGCACGCATCGCTGTGAAGCGTCAGGCTGGGACGGATACCTCGATCGATGTGCAGACCGGTGAGGACGCTCATGGGCTGGCTACGAAGACCTGGAGCTACATGCGGCCGGAGTTCTTCGAGAACTTCGATAAGGGCGACAGGGAACTGCTGGAGCAGATGCATCCAGACGGCCTCTGTTTGGTTCGGAATGGCGATGTCTATCTGGATAGCTATGACTGCCAGATCGATGGAGAACTAGACGTCATCCTCCCGCTGCCAGGCGATGGCATGAGCCGCCCGAGTGTGGGCAAGACGACAATGTCTCTACAGGACTCGGCCAACACGGCACAGAACCTGGTTGAGGAGACCTTTGATCACGGCATCCCCACAACGTACTGGGATACCAGAACAGATATTGATGCTTTGAACAAGTCCCGAGAGATGCCGGGGCAGAGCCGAAAGTTTACGCGTACGGCAGGAGAGGCAGCGTCGAACCATTTCTTCCAGACGCAGCCTGTCCAACCTTCGGTGCAGCTGATGAACTATGTTGAGAACCTCAAAGGGCCTCAGGCTCAGTTCGCAAGCGGTCAGCAGCCAGCAATCTTCGGCGCTGAAATGCAGGATCAAAAGACAGCCTCAGGCTACGCGCAGGCCCGCAATATGGCTCTTGGCCAGATGGCGATCGTCTGGAAACCGTATACAGCGTGGTATGCGCGAGAGATGACCAGGGCTGTGAAGATGTCGGCGAACCATGACAAGAACATCGTCACGACGCTGCCGGCTTTACGGAAGGGTGGACGTCCGCAGGCGGTCAGCTTGTCGCCTACGGATCTTCAGGGGCTCTCGTTCACGAACGAATCGGATGAGAACTTCCCCGAGACGTGGACCGAGAAGTCGAACAAGATGATGAGCCTGCTTCAGATCGGCGGCCCGATTGCCGATTGGGTTCTCGAGACGGAGCCAGACAATCTCTATTCGCTGAAGCAGTACATTGGCTTGGATGAATTGGTAATCCCGGGTGAGGACATGCGCAACAACGTCCTTGCAGACATCGCAGCGATGGAGCATATGGTTCCCGAGCCGGACGTGACGCAGATGCCACAACAGGCATTCCCGGGCGTAGGTCAGCCTCCTGTCCAGATCCCCGAGGTAAGCCCAATTCCTCTGGATACGGACTTCCTTGAGGACGACGATTACGAAGTTGGCTGGAAAACGGTGAAGCATTGGGTTCAGTCGCCCGCGGGTCAGGATGCGAAGCGGGACAATCCGGATTGGTTCAAGAACGTCAGGCTTTATGGGCTGCAGTACAAGCAGAAGGTTGACGAGATCAATTCAGCCAAGCAGCAGGCCATGCAGCCGCCACCGGAACCACCGAAAGGTCCAGGCGAGACGATTGGATACAAAGATCTCCCGGTAGCCGGGAAGATTCAGCTGGCAGCGAAGGCAGGGATTGAGTTGACGCCTGAGGACATTCAGGCACAGACCGCGCAGGAAGCAGCAGCGAACGCACCACCCCCAGGAGTTGTGTAAATGGACGAGATGGTAATGGACACCGCCGAGATCGAAGCGCCGGAAACTGGTGCAGAGGAAGTCGAACAGCCAGAAACTGAGCTTGAGAGTGAGGTGGAGCAGCCCGAGGAAGAAGTAGAGGGCGAAGAGACTGAAGGCGACGAACCCTCCGAAGACGAAGAAGAGGCCGAAGCCAAAGAGGGCGAGCAGACTCAGCCTGACGGCCGCAAGATGCCTGATGGGCTCAAGAAGGCAATCGCAAGCCTCAAGGCTACGAGCCCTGAGGTAGCGAAGCAGATCAAAGGGCTTTACTACTCAGATCAGGAGTATCGCGCTGCCTTCCCGACGCCGTTGGAGGCACAGGCAGCGAAGGGGCTGATTGAGGAGATTGGCGGCCCTGAAGGGCTGCAAGAGATTTCAGCCGAGCGCGAGGAAGTGCAGAACCTGTTTGACGGCCTCGATAACGGCAACAAAGAAACAATCAAGGGCCTGGCTGATCGGAACGAAGAAGGATTTCTGAAATCCGCGCCGCACGTCATCAACGAGTTTGCCCAACGCGCCCCTGAGCAGTATCAGTACTACTCCAACCGCCTGACGCTGAACACGATGGCGAACGCAGGCTTCAGCCTTCAGAACCTCCGCACAGCTTATGAGGCGCGCAAAGAGTCTGACCCTGGCGCCGCTGCAGTCATCGCCGAGATCTATAACTCGATGTATGACATGAACCAGAAGGCAGCCGAGTTCGAGCAGAAGCGCACGGATCCGCGAGAAGAGCAGTTGAAGCAGGATCGTGAGAAGTTCGAGACGGAACGTCGTGCCACCTTCGAGACTGGCGTAGCCGAGAAAGCTGAAAGGTTCCTGGCAGACAAGATGAAGCCGGAGCTCGATCGCATCATTGGCAACCGGAAGGTCGATCCGGAGGCGATGAAAGAGTTTCAGAGCATGGTGCAGCGTAAGGTTGGCGAACTGCTGGCCGCAGTTCCCGGTATAGAGGACAAGCTGGAAGCTTATTACCGCTCCGGTGACGCGGCAAAGTCTGTGGCTTACATTCAGGGTCAGTATCAGAGACTTCTCCCGCAGGCCGCCAAGGTAATTGAGCCGTTCCTTCGCAACATCGCGCCAGCGGCAGGACAGAAGACTCCCGCGAAGCAGGGAACTATAGCTAAATCTCAGCCGAGCGAGGCCGGAACGATCAAGTTGAAGGAGATGCCGGATTGGCATGAGCTTGATCCAACATGGAGCTCGACCATTGAGGCTACCGCGATGCTCATGGAAGGTAAAGCCAAGCTGAAGAATGGCCGCTGGGCCACTGGCTGGGCATAAAAGTTTGTGCGGCGGCGTGGAAGGACACGCGCCATAGCGGATAAGTCTGCACGTAATCGCCTCCGCTGCCCGCTGCTGGACGCAGCAGCTAAAGGTGCAGAGCTGGTATCAAGCCCAGCCCGCACAATTCAAGTTTCGTCACACCACTGCAAGCGAATTGGGAGCGAGCCCCGTCCTCTCCGGAGGAAAAAATGTGCTTCGCGAACATGGCAGTGACACCGTACCACCCGCAATAAAAATCATCCGCTGCAAGGTCTTACACAGCACTACCCGGGCTGCGCCTTAGGGCGAAAGGGGTGACCAGCAAGCACACCAACAGGTGTTTGTTATGGCTGC